CGGCCGAGCGGACGTCGAGCGTCTGGCCGGCTCGCCAGCCGTCGGCGTCCAGAGACGTGACGGTGAACGAGCCGCGGCCGACCGAGCCGGCGACGCGGCCGAGGTACATGGCGCCGAGGGCGTCGCGCATCGCCGCCGTCGAGCAGTCGGGCGCGTCGAGCGGGTCGGCCGAGATGATCGTGCCGACGCGCGCAATCTCGGCGAAGTTGTGGATCCAGCCCGAGCCGTCCGCGTTCTGACCGTTGACGTAGACCGCGTTGGCGTAGGCCATGGAGTCGTAGTCGATGCTGAGGTCGAGCGGCGCGACCTCGTCGCCGGCCGGCGTGTCCGAGGTGATGTTCTTGGGTGCCGCGTTCGTCTCCGACGCGAAGTAGTGCAGGTGGCCGGTCTGGTCGAGGTACCAGCGCGCCGTTGAGCTGGCCTGCGCGGCGATCATGTCCAGCGCCCGCCGCAGCGTGACGCCCTGGAAGACCTGCGCGGGCAGCGACGCGTTGACCTGAGCGACGGACGCCAGGTCACCCGACAGGTATGGGCTCGCGTAGTAACCCCAGAAATGGCCGATCCTGGCCCGATCGGACTCGCCGGCGGGGCGAGGGATCGGGCCAGGGATGTAGCGGTCGAGCAGCTCGCCGTGGTCGGTCGCACGGAGGGTCGTGTTCGTCCAGCGCGGCACGAGCGTCGGCCGGCGGGATTTGACGAAGCCGCGGAACATCTCCGTCGCGCGGACCTCGTCGAAGACGCGCACGAACGCCTGGTCGGTGACCTCGGGCAGGTCGGCCAGGCGCTTGTTGATGATCGCGCCGAGGCTGCCCTGCGCGTCGCCGGCGTCCTCGATGTCGAGCGTCTCTTGGAGGACGAGGCTCGTCACGTCGCGCGAGCCGACCCAAGCCGACAGCGGCCGCGTCGACTGAGCCTGGAAGTTGCCGATCAGGCCCGTGGTCGGCACGGCCTAGAAGTTCGCCTCGAAGAGGTCGACCCAGACCGTCGCCGACGCAGCGGCCGTGCCGTTGAGCAGCTTGAGGGCGATGCCGTTCGCGGTGCCGGCGGGGATGCGCAGCGCCTTCAGGCGCAGGTAGTCGAATGACCAGTCAAGGAGCAGCGGCTTGAAATCGACGGCGGTCGGCAGGGTCTGCAGGAAGTAGCACTCCGACTCGCCGAAGATCGTGCTCTCGGTGCCCTTCGACGAGGGCAGCGTCATCGCTGTCGCGCCAGCAGCGGCGTCGGTCGTGTCGAGCGGCCGCGGCGTGATAACTGAACCGCCCGTGCCCGCTGTCGTCAACCGGAAGCCACGGAAGGCGACGAGGCCGGCCGTCGTGGCGAGGCCGACCTGCCAGGCTCGGATGCGAAGGATGTAGACGTTCAGCGACGCGCCGGCCATCACCTGGATCGTGTGCGAGTCGACCGTCGCTACCGACACGCCGGATGCGCTGACCGTATACGCCGCGAGGTAGGGGTTGCCCTGGATGACGACCTGGTCCTCGACCGTGTTCGCGCCGATCGTGCGCTGGAAGCTATGGCTCTTCTTTCCCGACCCCTCGGTTTGGTTCACGAACGATTCAGGCACGGGTCACCTCTACGCCGGTACGAACGTGCCGCGGCCACGGCGGAAGTCCTGCTCGCGGTTGACGACCTCGGCGATCTGGCGACCGTCAAGGTACAGGTGCGTGTGGATCTCGAACTGGCCGCCGGCGGACCAGCCACCCGAGCCGCCATTGGGAACGATCTGGCCGGCGCTCGGCGGCACGAAGATCTCGGGTCCCTTCTCGCCGACGATGATCGGCTCGTCGGCCATGACGGGACCGCCGTGGGCGTACGGCTGCGGCGCTCCGCTTCGCGGGACGAGAGGCAGCGGCTGCTCTGTGAACGGCGCTTGCTGAACCAGGGCCAGCCACTTTAGGTTGCGGATGTATTCCAGTAGTGCGGCGTCCGTGTTGCCGATCGCCTGCTCCTGGAGCAGCAGCCATTGGTAGAACGCCGCCGGCCCGGCCCCCTGCGCCATCTGGGCCTGGAGCTCGAACACGCGCTGACGCTGCTCGGCGACCCTGCCGTTCCAGATCGCGATGTCCGCGGCCTTCTGGCTCTCGGGGCCTGCCTTCAGGATCTCGTCGAGGTCTTTCTGCGCCTGTGCCAGGTCGCCGGTCAGAATCTCCGTCCCGAACATCTCGCCGCTGAGCCTGGCCAGGGCATCGTCCTGTTCGCTCGCCGCCCGGGTGGTACGTCCGAACCAGTATTCGAGATCCGCCTGCTCCTCGGTCAGGTCCTCGGTCGCGCCGGCCGTCGTCTTGAGGCCCGGCGTCAGGCGTCCGGTGGCGCGGCGCAGGTCCTCCGTGCCCTCGGCTACACGATGTAATCCCGCCTCCGCGGCCCTAGCATCGTCGATCCACTTCAAGAAAAACGGCGTCGGAACCTTCTTAGCGGCCGCGCCGACTTCATCAAGGACATCCGCCGTGCCCTCCAGGGCGTCGACGAGGAGTGGTAGCACGGCCGCCTGGATGTGAGTGATGACCTTGCCGAACCGCTCCATCGTCTCAGCGGCGCGGATGTTCGCCACGACGATCGAGCCTGACTGGGACTTGGCGAAGTTCTCGGCCTGACCCGCTGCGGCCTTCTCGACAGCGGCCAGCGCCTCGGTCGCCGTGGCGTTGGCGTCGACAGCGATGCCTGCCCGCCGCAGCGCCCCGACCTGTCCGCTGAACGCTTTGCCGATGAGGTCCGACGCAGTCGCGAGATCTAGCCCCCGCAAGCGGGCGAGGTCCATCGCGATCTGCTGAAGGCGAAGCGCCTCGGTTGAGTCGTGCGTCCGAGTAACGAGCGTCGCGAGAGAGTCGCGCTGCTCATCATCGGAGAAACCGAGCTTGATCCTCGCCTGAAGGATCTTTTCGATCGCGTCGGTGTTCCCGTCGAAGGCAGCAACATTGGCCGTCAGGGACGTTCGGAAGCGGACCTGGCTCCGTTCGTCCTCCTGGTAGGCACGCGCCGAATCACCGAGAAAGTCGGTGACCCGGCCGATGGCGTTTCCGACGAGGTTCAGGGCCGCCGTCGTGATGGCCGCGCCGGCGCCGATGGCGAGGCCCTTGGCGCCCTGCTTCTGGAGCCGCTCGAACTTGTCGCGGATCTTGTCGATCGGGCCGGACGCATTGTCGCGGATGCCGACGTCAGCGCGAATCGTGTTGGCCAACGATCAGCCCTCGGCTTTCTCGGTCAGCTCCCAGATCGTCAGGAGACGACGGACGGGTTCGCGGTCGACGGCGGAGGGGAGGACGCCGCGGTCGAGGAACCAGCGGTAGAAGCGCGCTTCCTCGAGCGCCGCTGGCCGATCACCGCCGACAGCGCGGTGACGGTCGACGGCCCGCCTAAAGGGGCCGGCGCTCGACCCACGGCGAGGAGATAGAGCACGAGGATCTCGGCGATGAGATCGCGGTTGACGTGACCGAGCCCATCGCGCGTCGTCGGGATCGGCGCGCCGTGGCGGTCGACGAGGTTCCAACCGAGGAGCACGTCGCGCTCGAGGACGTCGAACAGCTCGGCCGTGCGCGACGCGGCCGCGTCGGTCGTCTCGCCCGCCGGGCGCTCCATGAGTCGCTTGATCGCGAACAGCGTCGCCGGCCCGACGTCGACGTTGACGACGATCTCCGCGCCGGCGAAGCGCCCGACGTCGACGCGCAGGATGCCCCCCGTGACGGGGAGGACGAAATCATCTGCCATTGCCACACCTCCACCACACCGGAATGAGCAGGCGCCCGACGGCCGGTGTGGCCGAACCGTCGGGCGTCCGGTCTCGGGGACCGCTAGATCAAGGCGTCCATGTGGGGATCGTCCCATCGGCGAGGGCCCCCGGCGCCGACCACGTAAACGCGCCGTTGGCGTCGCGCGTCAGCGCGTAGTCCGTGTAGAGCAGCTCGCCGGCCAACGTCTGGCCGGAGATCGCGTGCGTCGTCGTCCGCGCGACCGACGTCGAGGGCACCGTCTTGAAGACGGCGTGGGAGAAGGCCGCGGCGTCGTTGAAGACGCCGTTGAGGACATTCGTGAAGTCGGCCAGCAGGAGCAGCCGCTCGCGTGCCGACTTGTCGAGGCCGGTCACGTCCTGCTCCTCGCGCGGCGTGTTGATCGTGTGGTTCGTGATGTCGTTGCTGATCGTCCGGGGCGTGCCCGCCGAGTCGTCGACGATCACCGACCACGAAAGACCGCTCTCTTTTGCCAACGGGCTACCGTCCTTCCTTGTGGATCTGCTGCGCGCGATGGACGCCGCCGCCGAGCGAGTCCTCGAACTCGTGCCAGAGCGTCGGCCGACCATTGACCTCGTACAACGGCGGGATGTCCGCCGGTCGCTTGTGGACGCGCCCGCACTCGAGGCCGGGCGGGTGGTGCTTGACCTGCGGCTTGAGCGAGCGTGGGCCGTAGTAGCCGAAGACCTGTGCCGCCTCGTCGCGCGAGATGTGGCCGATGCGCGGCTGGCGGTTGCCGTCGGCGCCGATGATCTCGGTCCAGCCCGCCAAGTACATCGGGCAGTCGACCTCCGCGCACGTCGCCCGCCGCATCGGCACCGTGAAGCGGACCGACTGCCAACCGGCCGGGATCGCCGCTGCCGGGATGGCCATGAAGACCGTGCGCCCGGTCGACGGGCCGGTGCGGACATAGCGCGGCCACAGGATCGGCGGCCGCGCGACCTCGATCTCGTCGGGCAGGGAGCGCGCGACCTGGATGGCCGAGCGGTCCGCGCGGACGATGTCCGACGAGCGGACGATCAGCGTCACAGCGTCGCCGTAAGGTGCCGGACGAACGCCACGGCGAACGTCGCCGACGTGAACGTGCCCGAGCTGGCGACGCGGACGTAGCGCCGGATCGTCGCCGTCGCGCCGGTCTGCAGGCGCTCGACGGCCGGGACCGCGACGACCGAGGTAAACGCAAGGCCGGTGATCGCCGCGAACGTGACGTTGTCGGCGCTGTCCTGGACGGTCAGGATGACATTCGTGCCGGTCAGCGCGAACACCTGCAGGTAAGCCGACGCGCCGAACAGCGTGGACACCGCACCGTGGTCGATCGAGGCGCCATTCGTGGGCGCCGTGTCGACGCGCTTGCCGGCCGTCAGCATGCCGTCGCTGCCGCCGCCGCCGACCTCGAGGCCGAAGCCGTTCGCGAGCTTCGGGACGCTGAACGTCAACGCCCCGTCCGCGCCGCGTGTCGGGTCGTATGCCATCTGCTTGCCGACCATGCACCAGGCTGCCCCGCCTACCGCGGTCGTGTGGACGTACATGACGTGGACGTCCGTCGTCGGCAGGCCGCGCAGCGCGAGATGCGCCTGACCGGCGGCGTCGTTGAAGAACGTCGTATAGGTGATACCGCCGTCGCGGACGCCACCGATGCGCTCGTGGGCGCTCTTGTCGAGGCCCGTGTCATCGAGCAGGGCCGGTCCGCCGCCGACGCGCTGCAGCGAACCGACGTCGCCCGACAGGTCAAACCCGCCGAGGTAGAAGTTCTGACCCAAACCCGAGCTCTTGGGCGACATGGGCACCTCGTGTTATGGGCCGAGCGGCGGGCCGCATCGGCGACTCCTAGAGGCTGATCGTGGCGACTTCAGGCAGGTCGACCCAGACGACAAAACTCACGGTCCGGGCGATCTGACCGGGCGTCGCCGCGTTGCCGCCGATCTCGACCCAGCCGTACGTCGAACCGTCAATCGCGAGGCCGATCGAGTTGCCGCCGAGGTCGGCGTCGGCCCAGATGCGGGTGAATAGCTTCTCCTCGAGGTCGACAAGCCGGGCCTCGAGCGCGTCGTCGATCTCGCCGATCCTGATCGAGCCGCGCAGGTAGCCCGTGACCTGGACGCCGCGTTCGATGTTGACCTTCGTGTACGAGTTGCCGCCGGTCCGCGATGGCTGCGAGCCGGTCGGCCAGAGGGCGAGCGTGTCCTGCACGAGAGCATCGGGCTCGCCGTGGCGGACGAGCCAGTCGCCGCCGATGTCGGTTGTCGCCGTCGTGACGTTTGTCTTGAGCTGTGCGACGGCGCCCGCCCAGGTCACTGAAGACCTTTCGTGATGTCAGCCGTGAAGAACGCCCGTGCCCGCCGCAGCGCACTAGCAATGCGGCGGTAGGGATGCCAGCGGCGTTCGATCGAGACCGCCGCGGCCTTTGTCCGGATGGCGTCAGCGCGGCTCATGCCGTCGGTGTTCGCCGAGACGACCATGTGCAGACCCCAGCGCCGCCCACCACGGGCGAGCTCCGAGCGGGTACGGGCGATCGTGTGCTTCGTCGTCCAGCCGCTGTAACGCGTCATCGAGCCGCGCTGCGCCTCGATCTGGCTGCGAACGCCGGCCTGCGCCTCATCGGCCAGGGCGTCGAGCATGTCGCGGATGTTGGCGCGGACGGTCTTCCCGGGATCGCGCGTGAAGAACGGCCCCGAGAGGTCGATCTTGTACGTCACGGGGATCATGCGATGAGTCGATCGGCGCTGCGGTAGTAGTTCAGGACCCGCCAGACGGAGCTCGGCAGCCGCTCGTACGATCGCGAACCGTCGACGTTGACCGTCACCTGACCGCCGATCCCGCCGTCGGCCCGACCGCGGTGCATCGTCACGACAAGATCCGCCGCCGCCGCCTGGACGTCCCTTGGCACCGACTCCCAGCCGAATGAGCCCGTCGCCTCGACGGTGTTATAGCCGGCCCAGAAGTAACTGAAGCTGCCGGTCGGAATATCGGTGATCTCAAGCCGCGAGGCCGGACCGTCTGTCGTCGGCTTCGGCCGCAGGAGGATGTCAGCCAGCGTGCCAGCGGTGTACGTGCCGCCCGTCTCAGGCTGACTCGTCGTCGCAAGGTTGATCGCCGTCAGCGTGCGGATGCCGACGTTCCGATTGCCGCGCACCAGCCACAGCTTCCGCGATGTGCGCTCCACGTCGAAGCGGTACGTCACGGTAGATGCCGGATCGGTCGGCCGCGGTGCGAACCAGCGTCCGGTTTCCTCTTCGATGAACGCCGACGCCTGGCGGATGAACTCGAGCAGGTTCTCGTCCTCGGTCACCTGCGACGCCGTCAGGCCGATCCGCTGCCTGACGTCGTACAGCGAGCACAACAGGCCAGCCGTCTCGTCGCCCGCCTGACGGGCAGCGGTCCAATCGCTGACGTCCGTTCCGGCTGCATTCTCGAAGCGCGTCCGATACCAGGTCGAGCTCGTGCCGTCGGCATCCGTGTAGTCATAAGCTCGGACTCCGGCGACGATTGCCTTCGTGCCGTCGTCGGTAAAGGGTCCCGCCTCGGCCGCGCCGGACTGAACTTGGATGACGGCGCCCGCGCCGTAGCCGTTCGGCGCGGCCTGGAGCAATTGATCAGGATTCTCAGCCGTCAGCTTGAGGAAGTTCATTCAGTGCTCCGGTGTCGAGTGCTCGGCCAAGACCGTAGGCAAGGAATGCGCAGCGATAGCATCGGGCACGGCGTGAACCGCGATCACGGTCGGCGGGTTGCCGCCTGCGACCACAACACCGAGGGTCGCCGTCCAGACTTGCCCCTGATCGGCGTCGATGATCCAGGCCGGCAGGATAGGCTCCGGCTCCGGGCTGTTGAACGCCCGCAGCATTGGCAGCGGCCCGACGGCCCACGCCTGCTCGGTGGGATCGCTGACGGTCCAGACCGGCTGGACGATGTCGTCGTTTGGCCATGGGAAACCGGCTGACGGATCGAACGCCGCAGCAGGAGGCGCGATGGCCCACGGCTGCGCCGTGTCGTCGACGACTGGTACCGCAGCCGCCTCGTCCGGCGTGTTGAACGCTTGCGCCTGTGTCGCGTTCTGCGGTACGAGTCCGAGCGCGTAGCCGACGTTGTCGTCGGTCAGTTGCTGCTGATAGAAACGCTCCGAGTCGTCGGCGTTGTATGGGAAGCCATTGGCCGGGTCGAACGGTGCCGCAGCCGGTGGTTGGACCGGCCACGCCTGACTCGTCTCATCGACCGTCGGAATGAACTGCGGGACATCGCTGTCGCCGATGACCGGCTGGGCGATGACGGCGTTCTGTGGCGGTCCGACGGCCCATGCCTGCGGCGTGTCGTCAACATCCGGCTGAGCCTGGCTCTCATCGCCTTCGCGTGGCCACGGGAAGCCCGCCGCGGGATCGAACGCTGCGGCGGCCGGCGGCTGGATGGCGTAGGACTGGCCCGTGTCGTCGCTGGTCGGGCTGAACGCCGCCTCATCCGGCGTATTGAACGCCTGCGCCTGGGCCGCATTCTGCGGCGGCCCAATAGCCCACGACTGGATGCTGTCGTCCGGGACCGGGATGGCCTGGAGAACATCGCCATCAGACGGGAAGAACGCCTGAGCCTGAACGGCATTCGGCGGCGGCCCGAAGGCATACAGGAGGTCGGTCGTCGGGTCCGGCCAGCACTGCGGCTGGTAGAACCGCTCATCCTCGGCCTGATGCCACGGGAACCCGGACGCCGGATCGAACGGCGGCGGCGGTGCCGTCGATGGCGTGATCCGCGGCGGTCGCCATTGCGGCTGCGGAGGCCGCCGCCAGAGGCCGGCCATGGCCTAGTTCAGTTCTTCGAACGTGAGCCCGGCGGTCCAGTTGGTCAGCGTCGTGGCTGTCCCGACCATCGCCAAGGTGATCGTCAGGCCCGCCGTAACGAGAATGCGTTCCTCAGGGGTCGGCACCCACAGCCAACCGTTGAGGTTATTGAACGAGTCGGCAATGATGACTGTCTTGGCTCCGGCGGCGTTCGCGCTTGAATCGGTGCCAGATGTCGCCGCTGCCTGGGCCGTCCCGCCAGCGATACCCGAGGCATTGCCGCCGATCATATGCGGGCTAGGCGTCGTGGCGGTGAATGTCCCGAAGGCCGCCACTTGCTGCACGATCTGGACGCCGAGCTGCTCACTCGCCTCCGTCGCGCCCTGGCTGCACCACGCCCGGAGGATGCGGATCGTGTGCGCTCGGCTGGTGATCGCCGTAGCGACCGTGATCGTGACCATCTCGCTCGAGGCGATGATCGTCTGATCCTTCATGACCACCGAATACACAGCGCCCATGGGCTAGCCTCCTCAGTGAGCCAAGAGTTGGGGGTACGGCGTGGAGCGCGGCACGCGAGCGACGACCTCACGGAGGGCGAGGTGGGACGCCGCGAAGTCGTCGCTCGTCGCGTTCGTGAAGCCGATCAACCGACTACCCTGGCCGGCCGTCGTCTCGCGGACCATCGCGCAGCCGAACGAGGTCAGGTCGATGTTATGCAGGAGCGTGCTGGCCGAGCCGGCGGTCGGCGGCCCCGCCGCGCCGTAGTAGCCGCCCGCATAGCGGACGCTGTTCGTGCCCGGCGAGCCGTCGTCGACGTTCACCTGCGCCGGCGATTGGTTCTCTTCCAGGAGCACGACGCCGAAGGGCTCGACGGCACCGGCAGCCGTGACGGTCGCCGAGATGGCGTACATGACCGTGGCGTCGTTGACGCGGCTGACGACGACCTGCCGCGTGCCGGTCAGGACGGCGTCGAGGAAGTAGAAGCGGACCGTCCCCGGCTCCGTCGCCGTATCGTTCGCCTCGCTGCCCGCAACGAGCGCCATCGCGACGGCGCCATACGTCACGCCGGTATCGTCCGGGGTCGCCTGGATGGAGAACACGGCGACGAGCGCGGCGCGCGCCGAACCGCCGCCGACGTGGTCCCAGGCGAACGACGCCTCACTGGCCGAGCCGGTCGTCCCGGTATGGCTCTCATTATGTGCGTCGTGCGCGACGGCCATCAGGCGATCCAGAACTCGCGGCTACAGGCGTAGGCAGACGAGACGCCAATCTGCGACTTGGAGGACCGCGCCTTGGTCGCCGTGAAAGCCGCCGGGCCGGTCCACGTGACGACCCAACCGTTCGCCGCGTGCGAGTCAGCCTTCTGAGTCAGCCAGTCGAGATCGGTACTGGCGGACTCGATGATCCGGTCATCTCCGGACTGGAGGCCGCCGTTGAATTGGCGGACCAAGACGCTCATATCACGAACATCATGACGAGACGCGCGTTGAGAAGGGCCGGTCATTAGCGACCGGTCACTCCCAGTGAACCTGCGTCAACCGCAGCGGCACTGAGGCGAGCGAGGCATTCGAGAGGACGTCGATGTTGCCGTTCGCGCCGCCGGCGGTGATGAGCGCGAGCGCCTCGTCGGGGTTCGTCGCCACCCACTGCCACGTGCCGCGCGAGTTGAACGCGAGGTACAGCGCCGGGTTCGTGTTCGGCGTGCCCTTCGTCGGCAGGGTAAAGGGCGTCGTGACTCCGGTCTGTAGGCCGGGGTCCTGCTTCTCGGGCACGAACGCCGTGCCGACTGTCGAGGCGACGGACATGCGCCGGATGTCGAGGAAGACCTGCGCGTCCGCCGCCGCGCCAGACGCCCCGACCGCGATGCGCGTGATGTTAGCTGGCCGCGGCGAGACGGTCAGGTAGCGGAAGGCATCCGTCTCGGTATTCGCCGTGCCGTTGGTCGTGTGAAGGTAGGCGCTGGTGTAGTAGAACATGGAGGCTCCTCTGCTAGGTGGCTACAGGGCGAGGCGGGGGAGCGTCAGCTCACCCTTGGTCGCTGCGCAATCACAGCCGCATGGACTGTGGAAGTCGCACAGGTAGATGATGACGTCAACCATCTCGGCGCTGATGAAGGCACCCGGATGGTGACAGCTGATGCAGTAGATCCGAACGTTCTTCCGATCGGGCGTCGTCTCGATGATCGCCCGCTTGCCGGTCACGGGATGGATGCCCCGAACGCGCGAGTCTTCGACGGTCTCGACGAACGGGATACGAGTAACCATCACGGCTCCTACGCATACTCGGCGACGAACAGCGACGGCGCGCCGTAGTTCGAGTTGGCACCGATGCCGAGCGTCTGTGAGCGGATGCGAAAGCCGGCCGGCAAGAGCAGCCCGGCCGGCAGGGCGCCGTGCGAATGGACGGTCGTCGTCGCCCCGATCTGGCCGGTCAGCGAGAGGCCCGCCGCCCAGGTGTAGCGACACGTCGTCGAGACGGCCTGCGCGGCGGACGAGCCGAAGCCGGCGAAGATCACATCAGTACCGTCATCGATAAGCAGGATCGGTTGCGGCGTCTGGGTGATGCCCTGGACGAGATCGACGCGGACCGCCACGAGCAGCCACGCCTTGCCCGTTGGCACGGTCTCGCTGAATTCGGTGTTCGCCGCGACGTCCGTGCCCGTCACTTCCTTGTACAGCGCCAGGCTGTTGAACGGCAGGATCGTGGCCGGTCCGGTCATCGTCGTCTCCGGCGCCGGATGACGGCGCGCTCGGTGATGGGTTCCACAACAGCACGCTCCAAGGGCTCGGCATCGCGATAGCCGAGGCGTGCGAGCTCAGCGTCGACCGCTGCGACGCGGCCCGAAAGGCCGCGTCGCAGGTAGCCCTCGCGCTCGCGCAGAAGCGCGCGGGTAACGAGGTCTTCCATCGGTCTAGAAGACCGGTGTGATCAAGCCGGTGCCCGTGATGGCTGAGATGCCAGCCGGGTAGCGGCCCGCGAAGAGGGTGTGGTAGGCGAAGAGCTGGAAGCGCAGCGTCAGGTTGCCCGACAGGACCTCACTGAGCACCCGCGTCCGGACGGCGCCCTCGAAGAGCAGCATGTCGGCCGCCTTGACGCACAGGATCGTGTCCTCGTTCGTGCCCGCGCCGAGGTTCGTCGGGATGTTGGCATCGGCATAGACGGGCACGCCGAGGATCTCGCCGACGAGGCCTTCGGCCCGGTTGCCGGCGACCGAGCCGATCGCATTCTGGGCCGCATAGGGCGTCACCAGCGGTCGGTTCGTGGTATCGGATTCACTGAGCAGGAAGGCCCACCGCCGGGGGTGCATGACCCACGCGTCGGCCGGCGAGAAGCGCAGGCTATGGACTCGCTCCTGGGCGTTGGCGAGCTTCTTGTACAGCTCGGCCGCCGTCGGCGTGGCGTCGGTGTACGTCACCGCGTTGATGCCGACGACGTTGCGGATGCCAAGACTGTTGGGTGCCGTGCCCGAGCCGTTCAGGACCTGGTCGTCGACCTGTTCGTTGTAGTCAGCGAGGAGGTCGGCGAAGATGATCTGGTCCTTCGGGTACGAGCCGAGCTCGATGGACTGGATGGACGTGTCCTGCTGACCGGCCACGGTGACCGTCGTCCGGGTCAGCTCGGCCGTCACGATGTCGGTTTCGCTGACCGCGGCGTTCTCGGTCTGGGCAGCCGTCGTCGCACCGGTCGTGATCCGCGGCACGGTGACCGTATCGGACGGTGGCGGGCCGGGGTTGCGAATGAGGTTCGCTGCCGGCCGGCCGGCGCGTGCCAGGGCGGCGTATTCATCGATCATGAACACCGTCGGGATGAAGGCGCCGATCGACGTGTTGGCGAACGTGCCATCGCGGTATTCGGGATGGAGATCGACCATCAACCGGTTGTGACGGTTGAGTCGGCCGGCCGCATCGGCATCGGCGACCATCGTCGCCAGGTAGATGTCGCGGAAGTAACTGAACTCCCGGTTCTCCGGCCGGTAGATCGCCTCGGATGGACCTGGCTCGATCCGCGGTCGGGCGAGGACGACGGCGTGCTGGACGCGCGCCTCGGCCGCCTTGGCGACCTCGACCTCGAACGCTTCGGCCTCGGCGATCTTCGTGCTCCGGCGCTCGAGGTCGGTCTTCAGCTCGCCGAGCCGAGTGTCCTCTTCGGGCGTGACATCACGATCCTCGGTCGTGGCGAGAGCCATGATGGCCTGCGCCTCGACCAAGAGCTTGTCGCGCGCCTCTGTGAGACGGGCGAGGAAATCGGACATGGGGAAGATCATCCTTTCTTTGGATGCCTGGAATGGACTCTTGCCAGGTGGTGGCCGCAGGTGGTGGCCCGGTCAGGGGCTCCGGCGTACGGCTCCGGCGTGGCTCATCAGCGGCGCGAAGGATGCTCGCCAGTCGGCCAGCTTGGCCGGCACGATGGCAATGCCGTCTCGACGCGCGTTGATCGCAGAACGAAGGAGGCCAACCTGGTCATCGCTCAGACGACCATCCTCAGTGAGTAGGACGCGGAAGGCTGCGCCGAGCTCGTCGGGTGCGGCATCGATGATGCCGGCCAGGGAACGAACATAGGCGCTCGTGGCCGGATAGGCCGGGAAGCCCGTGATCGGCGAGACGTCGAAGAGCATCACCTCACGGAGCTGACGGCGCAACCCATCCTCCGACCACGAGTCACGGACGGGGGTAAAGCCGAAGCTCATCTTCGACACATCACCGCGGCGCATGAGCGTCGCTAGATCACGACCGTGACTCGTATCCGGCAGGTCGGCGTCGACGAGCAGGCCGTGCTCGTCCTCCTTGAGCCGGAGCGTGCCACCGGACTTGCTGGCGAGGAGGATGTCGGGGTTATGGTTGAGGAACATCCGCACGTCGCGCTTACGATCGCGCAGGCTCTTGGCGAATGCTCCCGGCTCGATCCGCTCGACGAACGGCAACGGCTCCGAGTCAACGTCAAAGACGGCCGCGTAACCGCCGAAGTGCAAGCCTGTGGCATCCTCCCGGACCTCGAGATCTTCCATCGGCCAGGCCCGCACATCGTAGCCACCGAGCGTATCGCTGCGAGCGGCAAGCTCTGGCGGCTCGCGGTCGGCGTCGCGCAAATGACGAGCCAGATGGCGATAGACGCCCGGCCGATCGGCATCGGGGATTGCTGCCCCGCCGCGACCGCCGTTCAGGACGGCGATGCCGGCAATGGCCGCCCGAACGTTTGCCCCGCCGACTTCGCCGTCCTCGCTGACCGTATGGTGCGGGAACTTGTACGAGCTCTTGGCATCGGGATCGCCGTCCGGATCAACCCATGCGTGGGCCGCCCGCAACGGCCCGCGCTCCGAAGGCAGCCGGGCCACGGCCGCGGGACCATCCCACGCGTCGTCATACGTCTCGGTACTATGGGCGGCAATCGCCGCCCGCGGATCGATCATCATCCGGTTTCCTCCGGTCTGGGTACGCCGACAGACGCGTAGTTCAGCGGGATGTAGTACTTCTGACCCATGCCGTTGGGCTGCGGCGGACGATCCTCAAGGGCCAAGATCTCGTCAGCGTTCAGGACGCCGATGCCCCACAGTGTCTTGTAGCCATCGACGCGCGCCTTGAAGTCGCCGCGCTGGAGGGCATTGCGGTTAAAACGCAGGTACGTGTCGGCGGCCGGCACGATCCGCGAATAGGCGACCTCGAGGAGGACTAGGTAATCGTTCAGGCTATAGGTCACGAAACCGATGCCCTGCTGCTCGATGCCGGTGCCCCAGGACGTCGAGCGTTCGACATCGCCGATCATGTGCGGCGGCACGGCATACCAGCGTGCCACCTCGGCGACCGAGAACTGGCGCGACCCTAGGAACTGCGCCTGCTCGTTCGTGATCGACATCGGCTTCCATTCGGCGCCGCCCGTCAGGACACCCGGCGTATGCGCCTGCGCTAGTCCAGTGTGCTTGGTTACCCAGCCCTCCTTGAGTTCGTCGATCGTGACCTTTGAGCCGGCGGGTACCTGGATAACGCCCGAGGGCGTGGCCGCCTGGCCGAAGAAACGATTGCCGTATTCCTGCGCCGCCAGACCCGAGCCAAAGACGTTGCGCGCTGACTCAACTGGCGACATGCCCCGCAACATGCCCGGAAAGGGTTGCAGGAGGATATGCAGGATCTCGCGCCAGCCATAGACGGTCCGACTCGTGCCGACGATGTAGCGCGGACTGAGATCGCTGTTCTGAGCGACCTCAACCTCGCGCGGATCGAGGACGACAAGTTCGGACACATCGCCCGAATCGTCGCGGATCGTCAGCACGAACGCGTTGCCGTCGAGCAGCACGCTCGTCATGACCTGCGCGAAGTGATCGATGCGTGTCAGGTTCGGATTGGCGACCACCGGCCGCCGCAACCAGCGCGGTGCGCTGGCCGGCGCCGGAATGCCATCGACCGAACGCAGGATGTCGACCGGCATCCGCGAGACAGCCGACGACAGCAGCCGCACGGCCGCCCAGACGGCCGATAGCGTCATCGCCGTCTGACGATCGACGATCATGCCCGTACCGGTGACGCTCCCGCTCCACGGCGCAGGGAACGGTCGGTTCGTCGCGAATTGCCGCGTCTCACGGAGACGAGCAGCGAGAACACCCATCAGGACTGCGGCCTGATTGCGAGGGCCAGCCCGACGAGGCACGCAATCACGCCGACGACGAGCCACGGCCCGGCCGGATGAAGCATACCTGCCGCAACTGCCAAACTGGCGGTACCGACAAGTAGGAACCCGCCTTCGAGACCGGTCGCCCGGGCAGTACGCTGAAGAAGCGCCCGGAGGGCACGGCTGGCTCGTCTCACAGTGGAACCTCAGACTACAGAGTCACGAACCGGACGACTTCTTCGGTCGGTTCGATGCCCAGCCGGCGCGCCTCCGCATACGCCCCGACCGCGCAGACGGCGAGGTCGATCTTCCGGGTCGAGCTCTTCGATTCCTTGACGATCCGCGGACCGTGGCGGTCCTCGCGCAGGACGGCGTTGGCAATGTGCGACGCGAGCCGCGGGTCGCCATCATGGGTGAGGCGCTTCTCAACGACGGCGGCGTAGAACTCCTGACACGCCGGCACCATCCGGGCGAGCGAGTTCGTCGGCCATTCGATGACCGGCAGACCATCGGCCTCGAGTCGGGCGAAGAAGTCCTGAAAGCGGGCCGGGTCGAAGGCGAGGCTGCGACAGCCCGGCATCGCGAGGACCGCGCGGCAGGCCCTCTCGACCGCGGCCATGTCGATATGGCCGAGGTCGGGATCCGGCAGCCAATGTCCCGCGACCGAGAGGTGCGGGCGGGCGATCGTGCAGCGGACGAGGCCGGTCGAGTCGTTCGACCACGAGCCGTCGAGGAAGGCGACGAACGGTTCGTCCGGCTGGACAATCCGCGTCGTGTCCTCGGCAGCCGACCACGCGCCGTGCGGCAGCCAGGCCGAGTGCGTCGTCGTCCACTGGTTCAGATGGAACCGCCGGAACGCCGATTCCGGCGTGACCGCCGCATCCTCGCGCAGCGCGTCGAGGCGCAGGAAGTCGCCGAGCGCCGGGTTCGCCTGTCGCCAGACGGCCTCGTCACGCCAGTCGGCAGCCGGATCCGGCGGCTCGCTCCAGCTGAAGAAGAACTCGCCGCGCTGGCCGCGCTCGTAGAGGTCCCACGCGAGCGTCGTGCGATCGAAGCCGGCGGTCGTGATGCCGACGAGCATCGGCCGCTCGCGGGCGCCCATGCCGAGCGCCATCGCCTCCCAGAGGTCGCGGTTCGGCTGGACGTGGACCTCGTCGAAGATGACGAACGACGGGTTGAGGCCCTGCTGCAGCTCGGCGTCGGCTGACAGGACACGGTAGATCGACTCCTCCGGGCCCTCGAGGTGCCAGCGCTGGATGCGGATGATCTCCGCCAGCTCAGGCTCGGCGCGGACCATGCGCTTCGCCTCGTCGAACACGATCGAGGCTTGCTTCCGATCGCCGGCACAGGAGTAGACGTGTGCCGCCGGGCCGAGGCAGACGAGCGCGTAGATCGCGAGCGCCGCCCCGAGCGTCGACTTGCCGTTCTTGCGCGGCAGGCCGATGTACGCGTAGCGGTGCTGCGGCTGACCGGCGCGGTCGAAGAGCCCGTGCAGGATCTCGTGCTGCCAGGGGCGGAGGACGATCGGCGTCCCGCGATCCGGGCCGACGGTGTTCCGGCAGAGGTCCTGGACGAAACCGCACGCCTGGCGGCCACAGTCAACCCGCGCGGTACTTGTCGAGCTTCCGTTCGGGCGCTCGCGGCCTCGTGAGCGCGGCGCCGGTCGCCGGCGTGAGGCAGAGCTCGCGGGCGAGCTGGCGGTGGACGTTGGCAAGTTCGCGCCACTCCTTGGATCCCTTGGGGCGCATGGCGTTCATCGTCGCCGTCGTCTCGCAGAACTGGCGGAACGTCTCGACGTAGCGCTCACCGATGTGATCGGTGACCGCGAGAATGCGATCCCACACCTTCGACGCGCCGGCGTCCAGGTCGGCCGGCTTGGCGGGCGGGGCGGTGGGACCAGGGGCGGTGCCAAGGCGGCTAGGACGCGTCTCCCCGCGAAGAATCTTCAGGCTGATTGGAGCTGGCGCACGGCCCCGTTGACCCATTCGATCTCCGTCAGCAGGCGCGCCCCTCGCGCGGAGTTGCACCGGCGATGGGCAATGGCCACGTTCCCCGACTCGTCCGTGCCGCCCCGCGCAATCGGTACGAGATGATCGAGCTGTGGCCCGTCCATCGCTAGACCCGACAACTGCGGGTCAATCGGGCCGGCGCACAAGTGACAACGCCAGCCATCGCGGTGCCCGATTTCGTTTCGGCGATACGACCCCGGCTGTATCCCGCGACGCGCGACGCGCTGCCATAGCTCACCACACGCCCTCATGCAGAACTGTTGGCGCCTGCGTTGGACCGTGAAGTCCGCGCCGCACTTGCGGCATCGGCGGATTTCGCCGGTGGGTGCCCACTCGCCGCGCGCGGCGCGCCAAGCGCGCTTCCGACAAGGACGACACATGTCCGAGCGCGGCCCTCGTCGAGCCACACGGAACACGATGCCGCACCTGAGGCAGTCGACGGCGTGTGGCGGTGTCCGCAGAAGTCGACAGCGCGTGCAAGCACTACGACCCTTGTAGGTGGTAGCGCCGCAGGCCGCGCATGAACCTCTCACTTCGGCTCGATAACGGGGTCGCTTGGCCTAATACGTCCGTGCGTCTCTCGGGC